CCGCGCGCCAGTATCGGGGCATGACGCTGCTGGAACTGGCCCGCGAAAGCCTCGGCAATGCCGGGGTCAATACGCGGGGCCTGTCGCGTGATGAGGTGGCGACCCGGGCGCTGCACTCGACCTCGGACTTCCCCGAGATCCTCTCGGCCGTCACCAACAAGACCCTGCGGCAGGCCTATGACGCCTATCCCCGCACCTTCGCGCTCTTCTGCCGCCAGGTGCTGGCCACCGACTTCAAGGCGATGCACCGGGTCCAGCTCGGCGAAGCGCCGCAACTGCTCGAAGTTGGCGAGAGCGGCGAGTTCAAGCGCGGGACGCTGGGCGAGAGCAAGGAGAGTTACAAGGTCAAGACCTATGGGCGCGTGGTCGCGATCACCCGGCAGGTGCTGATCAACGACGATCTCGACGCCTTCACCCGCATCCCGGCGATGTACGGCAACTCGATTGCCCAGCTGGAAAGCGATGTGGTTTGGGGGATCATCACCGCCAACCCGGCCATGGCCGACGGCACTGCGCTGTTCCACGCCAGCCACAAGAACCTCGCGGGCACCGGTGCGGCGCTGGCCGTCGATGCGGTGGGGGCGGCGCGTGCCGCGATGGCGCTGCAGACCGGGCTCGACAAGAAGACGGTGCTGAACATCCGCCCCGCCTTCCTGATCGTGCCCGCCGCGCTGGAGCTGAAGGCCGAGCAGCTGGTCGCCCAGAACCTCGTGCCCGCCGCGACCTCCAGCGTGGTGCCGCAGTCGATCCGCACGCTCTCGCCGATCAGCGAGCCGCGCCTCGATGCCGCCAGCGCCACCGCCTGGTATCTGGCCGCGAGCCCGAACCAGATCGACACCATCGAGTACGCCTATCTCGAGGGCCAGCAGGGCGCCTATATCGAGACGCGCAACGGCTTCGACGTCGACGGGGTAGAGATCAAGTGCCGCCTCGACTTCGGCGCCAAGGCCATCGACTGGCGCGGCCTCTTCAAGAACCCGGGCGCGTAAGGCTCCCATCCTGAACCCTGAAACGCGGGCGGTCCTGACGGGCCGCCCTTCGTCTTTCCTCGAGGATCACCCCCATGAAAAACTTCGTCCAGCCCGGCAACACCATCACCCTGACCGCGCCCTATGCCGTCGCCTCCGGCGATGGCCTGCTCGTCGGTTCCATCTTCGGCGTCGCTGTTGGCACCGCCGCCCTCAGCGAAAACGTCGAGACCGCGCTCACCGGCGTCTTCGACCTCACCAAGATCGGCTCGCAGGCCTGGACGGCCGGCGTGAAGATCTACTGGGACGACACCAACAAGCGCACCACCAACGTGGCGACCTCGAACACGCTGATCGGTGTCGCCACCGAGGCAGTCGCGGGTGGCGCTGGTGATACCATCGGCCGGGTGCGGTTGAACGGCGCGTTCTGATGAGCGCCTTCGCCGCCGCCGTGGGTGCAATCTTCGCCGATCCGAACATTGGCCGGGACGCGGTCTACACACCCGAGGGCGGCGCGCCCGTGCTGGTGCGCGTCGTCGCCCGGCGCGCGGATGACATCACCGACTTCGGCGATGCGCGGCTCTGGTCCGAGACCACGCGCGTGGATCTGCAGGTAGCCGAGGTTGCGAACGCGCGCCCCGGCGACCGGATCGAGATCGAAGGTGACGCCTTCCTCATTCAGGGCGAGCCGGTCCGCGACCGCGAGCGGCTGGTCTGGACCGTGGATCTGAGGCCCGCGTGAAACTGAAGCTCGACATCGATCCCGACATGGTCGCAATGATGCAAGCCGAGGTGGCAGCGGGTGAGCGCGCGGTGACCGCCGCGATGCGCGAGGCTGGGACCGGGCTGAAGGCCGCGTGGCGCTTGCAGGTCACCGGCGCAGGGCTCGGCACACGGCTCGCCAACACGATCCGCAGCCAGACGTTTCCGAAGGCAGGCGAGAGCCTGGACGCCGCAGCGCTCGTCTGGTCCCAGGCCCCAGTCATCGTCGGCGCGCATGACACCGGCCCGCTGATCCGTTCCAAGGATGGGTTCTGGCTCGCCATCCCGCTGCCTGCCGCAGGCAAGTCGCTGCGCGGCGGTCGGATCACGCCCGGCGAATGGGAGCGCCGCCGTGGCCTTCGCCTGCGGTTCGTCTATCGCCGCACCGGCCCGAGTCTGCTGGTGGCGGAGGGACGGCTGAACACGAAGGGCCAGGCGGTGGTATCGCGCTCGAAGACCGGGCGCGGCAAGCTCACCGCGCCGATCTTCCTGCTCGTGCCTCAGGTCAAGCTGCCGAAGCGGCTCGACCTCGCACGAGATGCAGACCGGGCGTTGGACAGCGTGCCGGGGCTGATCGTGGGGAACTGGGTGGAGAGTAAGGTCGGCCCCGGTGGTCGGTGATCGCGGTTCTGTCGGCTCGACGTGCGTCCCGATGACTTGCTTGCGCTTTGACGCCATTCGGTGAAAAGTCAGTTTGGCGGCAGGTTCTAGGGCGTCACCATGCTGTCCAGCTTGCGTTCTAAAGAAATGTTCTATATTTGTTCTGCGTCATTCACTGGATGCATAGCGCGGAAAGGAGGGGGATAATGCAGCTTGAGTTACAGGCCGACGACTTTTCCGATCGCGCCGTTTCGCCGTTCCACGAACTGGGTGCTTACGAAGCACTCTGGGAGGAACAGAAGGCGAGTTTCAAGTCCATCGCAGACATGTTCGCCAAGCGCGAAGGATCCTTGCCGTCTGATTTCGTGGAGCGGTCGCGCGCCGTCAGCTACGCCAACGATGTTCATGCCATGTTGCGAGACGCCGGCGTAGAGCACTATGGTGTTCGCATTCATGTCGCTGGCGACTACCCTGAGCGCCTTCGTGTCGCGGACCACCCGATTGAGCTCCTGTACTTCCAGGGTTGGTGGGACCTCGTCAACTCGCCGCGGGCGGTTGCTGTGGTCGGTACGCGCAAACCCACCGACGAAGGGCTTGCGAGAACGCGCAGGCTGGTGAAGTCTCTGCTGGCCGACGACTTCACCATCGTGTCGGGTCTTGCCGCAGGGGTCGACACCGCTGCCCACACGACGGCAATCGAGAATGGCGGACGGACAATCGCCGTGCTTGGGACCCCGCTCCTGAAAGCATACCCGGCGGCCAATGCGCGGCTGCAACGCGAGATTGCCCGCAACCACCTACTGATCAGTCAGGTGCCGGTGAAGCGGTACAGCGCACAGAAGAATCCGGTTGCGAACAATTTCTTCTTCCCGGAGCGGAACATCACGATGTCCGCGCTGACGCAAGCCACGATCATCGTCGAGGCCGGGGAGACCTCGGGGACCCTGATCCAGGCTCGACATGCGCTTAAACAGGGGCGGAAGGTCTTCATCCTCGAGAGCAATTTCCGCAAGCCGGGGCTGAAGTGGCCCCACACATTGGAAGAACGCGGCGCGATCAGAGTGGCCGACTATGACGACATCCGCAGGCACCTCCTTTCCGTCGCGCTTCACTAGGATCGACGATCTTACCCGTGGCGACCACAATCACCTCCTGCCGGAGGATGAATGCCTGTTCTTCGGCGACTACACGGCGCGGAAGGGATGGGCGCACAGCTCCACCAACCAGTTGATACTGAATTTCAAGATCCCGGTGAATTGGCGGGGGACGAACCGGTGGCCGCACAAGCAGCGCGCGATCCGGACAGTGGCAGATCTGTTCTCGGCCCGAATTGGCCCAAGGTTCGCGGAACTCACCCTTGTCCCGGTGCCGCCGTCGAAACTAAAGACTGACCCGGAATACGATGACCGAATGATGGACATGCTGAGGGCGCTGAAGCCGCCCGCAGGCCTTTCGGCTGATGTCAGAGAGCTCGTTACCCAGACCGAACCAATTGGTGCTGCGCATGAAAGTTCCAGTCGTCCGCCGCCCGAAGCATGGGAAAGCGTGTACGAAATTGATGAGGCGTTGACCGGGCAATCGCCAAGATGGATCGGCATCGTCGATGACCTGCTTGTGACAGGCTGCCGGTTTCGGGCCATGTCAAACGTCCTGAGCCGACGCTTTCCGGAGGCAAGGATTACCGGACTCTTCATCGCGCGGCGTGTGCCAGAAGCCATCGATTTCTCTGACTTTTTCGACCAGATCGAGGACTGAAGCTCGGTTTCGAAGTCCGATAGAGCAATGATCCGACATGGCCGAAACGTGTGCAAGGCCAGTGTGTCATCGTATTCCACGCTATAGCCTCCCTTCTGGACTGGAGTCCTTTCGGTCGTGCCCACGCCTCGCGAAACCATCCTCACCGCGCTGCACGCACGGCTCTCGGCGCTGGACGCTACAGTCCTGCGGGGCGACGTGCTGCCCGAGCGCGTACCGGCCGAGGGCCTGCTGATCCTGCGCGACGGCGAGCCGGGAGAACCTGAGGTCACGCTTTCGCCGCTCGCGTACCACTACCAGCACCGCGCAGAGATCGAAGCGGTCGTGCAAGGCGCCGCCCGTGACGCCGCCTTCGACTCGCTGATCGCCAGTATCGGCGCGGCACTCGCCGCCGACCGGACGCTGGGTGGCCTTTGCGACTGGGTCGACGCCGAGGCGCCGAGGCCGGTCGATCTGCCGGTCGAGGGTGCGGCGAGCCTGAAGGCCGCCGTGATCCCGGTGGTGCTGCACTATTCCACGGCCGATCCGCTGGCCTGACCCAACCTTTCACAGGAGAACACCATGGCACGAGCCCAAGGGGCGCGGGCGCAGATGGCGCTTGCGTTCGAGACCACCTATGGCACGCCGCCCGCAGGCGGTTTTACCAAGATGCCCTTCGCCAGCACCACGCTGGGCGCGGAGCAGCCACTGCTGAACTCGGAGCTGCTCGGCTACGGCCGCGACCCGCTGGCACCGATCAAGGACGCGGTGACGGCCGACGGCGATGTCGTCGTCCCGCTCGACGCCGAGGCCTTCGGCTTCTGGCTGAAGGCGGCTTTCGGCGCGCCGTCGACTGCGGGCACCGGTCCCTGGACGCATGAATTCCAGTCGGGTGCGTGGACGCTGCCGAGCCTCTCCATCGAGACCGGCATGCCAGAGGTGCCGCGCTATGCCATGTATTCCGGCTGTGTGCTCGACCAGATCACCTGGCAGATGCAGCGGTCCGGCTTGCTGACCGCCACGGCGCGCTTGGTGGCGCAGGGAGAGACGGTGGGCACGACGACCAGCGCCGGCACGCCCGGAGCGTTGGAGCTGAAGCGCTTCGGCCATTTCAACGGGTCGATCACGCGGAACGGCTCGGCGCTCGGCAATGTGGTCTCTGCCGACATCACCTATGCCAACAACCTCGACCGGATCGAGACCATTCGCAGCGATGGCCGCATCGACGGCGCGGACCCGTCCATCGCGGCGCTCACCGGCTCGATCGAGGTCCGTTTCGCCGACAGCACGCTGGTGACGCAGGCGATCAATGGCGATCCCTGCGAGTTGGAATTCGCCTACGTCCTGCCGTCCGGCGAGAGCTTCACCTTCACCGTGCATGCCGTCTACCTGCCGCGCCCCCGGATCGAGATTTCCGGTCCGCAAGGGGTGCAGGCGACCTTCGACTGGCAGGCCGCCCGCGACAGCACCGTCGGCCGGATGTGCACCGCCACCCTCG